GACGGCGGCAACATCCTCGCCTTCTTCGGGGTCAACTGGAACTTAGAAGAGCATATGCAGATTATCGAGCGCATCGGTCCCATGCGGCAGAAGCAGGCGGGGCACGACCGCCCAGTGTTGATATACCCCATATTGGTGCGCGACACGGTGGATGATGTGGTCATGGAGCGCCTGTCAAGTAAGCGCAGCGTCCAAGAGGTGCTGTTAGAAGCCATGAAACGAAGGAAAAAGAAATGAGTAAGAGCTTTATATGTAGCGGCTGCGGCGTCGAGCACGACACGATGAAGAAGACGCTGGAGTGCTTCCAGTCGCACGAGGAGACGCCCAAAGAGGCACCCAAGATGCCTGAGCCGAAGGCCGCCGAGCTGCTGGGCCGCGCTGCGGCGCACATGCACGATCGATCCGCGACATATGACGAGCCAGAGGGCGAGCGGTCAATGGGCAAGGTTGTGACGGCCTTCAATGCCATCACAGGCCGCGACCTGACCGAAAGCGAGGGGTGGATGTTCATGCAGCAGGTCAAGCTGGTGCGCCTGTTCACGCGCAGCGAGTACCACGCCGACAGCGCCGAGGATAACATAGCCTATGCCGCGTTGCTGGCCGAAGCGAAGGGAGACGGACGTTGATACCGCAAATTAACCCAGTCGTATCCATCCCCAAGAAGATGCGGCAGTCGCTCACGTTGTTCTGCGCCAAACACGTTCTTACGCCTGAAGCGCCTGTGACGCGTGAGGATGTAGTTGCGTTTCTCAAAAAGACTGGCCACCCAAACGCGGACAGCACCTTCGAGGATCGCTTCTTACTCCCCCGCTAACAAGCGAAGTAATTCTGGGGTGAGCACGCCGAACTTGGCACCGGACTGCATGTACTTACTCGTGCCACCGCGCTCGGTGTTGTAGACCTTCGGCGTCTTGCCTTGGCGCAGCGCCTTTTCACGCATGGCAGCCTCTTCGGCAATCTTTAGCTCTTTGCCGTAGTCGGTGAAGTCGGCGTACTGGCCGCGAAACTCACGCGGGTCGCCAATCTGGTAAATCTTACTGAGGTTAGGCAACAACTGCGCGACGTTTATGTCGTCGGCCAGAACGCCAAGCCCTCGGCCCGGAACGCCTTTGGAATAGGTGCGGTGCCCTGTCGAAGTCACAACGTCGGCAGTCGGGTCGATCTCGCCCACGTTCTGCAAGAAGAAAGACGGTTTATTGAGCTGCGTCTGATCCGCAATCATGGCGCGGGTCATGGGCAGCGTCAGACCGCCACCTTCTTCGCCGAAGGTGTTGCTCATTTCAAGTTGGAGTTTCTTGCGTTTGTCACCGAGCAGGTCGGCAAACTGGCGATACCCTTCTGGGTCGCTAATCCCTGCGAAGTCGGGGATGTACTTCCCAATCAAGCGGTTCATGTCCGCTTTGTCGCGTTTGCCGAGTGCGGCGTCGGCGTAGGACATCATGGTCTCACCGGTCATGGTGGCGAAGTCAGAACCCTCCCCACCCATGCGGAACGGCAGATAGAGTGGCTTCTCGCCGGTCTCCTCGTAAAGCTGCCGCGCTAAGTTCATGATGTTGGACACAGGTGCTGCTTCAGAGGCCCAGACAAGGCCACCTGTGGTGGGCGAGAACATGAAGTCTTGGCCGCCCTGTAGGTCTACTGGCAGGTTCAGGTCTTGATTGCCGATGCCAGTTATGCGGTCGCCCGCTGCCGATCTATCGGACATGGAGATGATGAACGGACGCCCTTCATAGTCCCCAAGAGACACCTTATCCGGTGCCGCTGCAACGCTAAACCGCTCCTTTTTAACGGGCGAAGCCTGAAGCCTTGGGAGGTCCTTCGTCTTGCGCAACCCGTATATATCGGGGTTTACTGTGGCAAACGCTTTTGGTTTAGGCGCGGCCTTTTTCGTGGTTTTAGTAGCCGTCTTTGCTTTGGGCGTGACCGCCATACTCGGCGTGTCCATGTTGAGAACTTTACGTAGCGGCACTTCAAAGGCATCGGGGATGTAGTCCGCGCCAGCTTCGATGCCTTTTTCGATTAACCGGCGTACGGGTGTTCTGGCCACGGCTTACTTCCTTGATTTATTGACGGCGTATACCGCAGATTTGCCCTTTGAGAAACAACGATCTGCGGACACGCGACCGCCGATGGCGAAGCCCTCAAAGTACTGAGAGATTGCTTGCCACTCTTCGGGGTCCAGACGGTCAAGGCCCGTGGGATCGTAAACGCGGCGCATTGGAACCATATCGCGGCTTGCAAACGCGCGCACCATTTCTGTTGTCTCAGGAATTTTGCCGATGACTTCCTCAGCTTGCTGCCCTGTGATGTAGCGCCCGTCAGGCAACTTCACCAAGCCGGTGTTCTCCATGTCGCCGATGTTGGTCCACTTGCCGCTCTTCACGAAGTCTTGCACGAAGGGTAGATAGTCATCCTTGGGGGCGCGGTTCTGCTTGCCCTTAATCTGAATGATGTCATCTGCGGGGGTTGGTTGCTTACTCAGCCACTCAGATGTCAGTTTGTTATATGCGCGTTCAGATGCACCCTCTTTGGTCATATACCCAGACTGCATCATTTCTTTAGCCAAAATGTCGGCTTGTGCAGCAAGCTGGGCTTCAACGTCTCGCGGTATATCGCTCGCTCTCCACGGACGCTTCCCCGGACTGGTCTCAATCGTCACATGCGGTTCGCCCTTAGCGTCACGCAGCGAGAAGATGCGCGACCGGCCAGACATGACATCGGGGCAGTAGCCGCCAACGCAGTGGCCCATCGTGTCGCCCTCGTACTTTAGCGCGTCTTGCAACGGCGCTTTGATTGCCATACGCCGCGCTTCTTCCTCGGTCGGCCCCCACGCGATTGGTTGGCCGTCTGGGTCGTATGCACCGAAGTAACCCTCGCGCGGTGCATCGTTGCCCAGTCGCACTGAGTAACCTTCTGGAATATCATCCGGTGCTTTCAATTCCACCCAGCGCAACCCCATTGGGTTGTCGTCGGCGTACTCTTTGAACGTCTGCACGGCGGGGCTGTTGAGTTTACTCAACGCCACGCGCTCCATTTCCTTGGCGCGGAACTGGTTAATCCTGCCGACATGTTCCGCAGCTTGCGGGAATGTCATGCGATTAAGGCTCTCAGGCCGCACAGCGAGGCTAGGTGGGAGACCCGCGCTTCCAGCATTTAGTGCGTTGTAAAGCTCGTCCGTAAAGTGATCGAGGTTTAACCCCTGATGGTGGATGCCGTAAATGTTGTCTGTCACAGGGAGTTTGGCGAGCCATGGCATGGCCGTCATTGCTTCACCACGCAAGTCGCTCCCCGCGCCCGGCATACCACCCGCACTATTGGATGGGAAGAGAACATCTCCGATAGTGCTTTTGAGCAACCTACTGTTAACCGTACGATCCCACGCTTCCGGTGTCATGTGGGCATCGTAATGCAAACCACGCGCAGCAAGATCGCGCAACGGATCATCTGGTGTGCCAAAGTCGTTTTTCAAGTATTTTGTCAGGGCGCGTTGAAGCCATACAGGCGCTGATGTAAGGTCTGCGGACGCGAACGGCCTGTCTGCCTCACCAAACCCTTCGACTATTGCGTCAAGGTATGAGGCACTTTCGCGGGCTGCCGCTTCGGGCGAGTTGTTTCCGTGGATAATCTTTTTATCCGCCCACCACTGACCGCCTTTGGGTTTGACTGCGAAGGGTGGCAGCCCCGGCCCCGGCGCAGGGAGCGCGAGAGGCTTCGGCGGCGCGGGGAGCGCCTTTGGTTTAACCGCTAGTTTCGCTTTCGGTTTGGCCTTCGGTGTTACCGCCATGCTCGGCGACGGAGCGTCCATGTTGAACGCTTTGCGCAGCGGCACCTCAAAGGCGTCGGGGATATAGTCCGCGCCAGCTTCGATGCCCTTCTCAATTAGCCGACGTACGGGTGTTCTGGCCACGACGGTCCCCTTAGTATTTTGACATCAAACGCTTCAAAGTCAGCGCGGCTTGGTAGCCCGGCTTGGTGCTTGCGGCTTTGCCTGCAAGATACCGACCACCAGTGCGCCCGCTCTGCTCCGCGCCAGTCGCAACGCCGAATGCGATTGCGTTACCAGCGGCATCCTTGCGGATGTCGCGCGGGATGTCACGCAGTTCCTTCGACTTGCCAGCGGTGTACGCGATACCTTGCGCCAAGTCATCAACGCCACTTGCGGCGATGCGGGTGAGGCGGGGTGCATTAGCCACTGCGCGCATACCGGCAACGCTTGGCATGAGGAGCGAACTGCCAATCATGCCTGCGCCCTCAAGGGCCATAGCTGTGTTTGGGTTGGCTAGGGCGTAACGCTCTTGCAGCCGACGGATTTCATCGCGCTCGGTCTTGTAAGGCCGCCCGCTGAACAAAGAACGCGCAAACCCTTCGATTTCATCGCCAGTGCCAGCCGTCACCCCCTGCGCGAAGGTGCGGGCTGCGTTGCCATAGTCATAGCCGCGCTTCTTCTCGCCCTTGTTGCCGCCCTTGTTGAACGCCCGCACGGTGCCGCCACGGCACATGCCGAGGGCGGGGTCGCTGCGGTCCAAGAGAGCCGATGTATCAATATCAGCCGGTTCGCCGGTATCTACGTAGAAGAGACGGTCGCCGCGTAGCTCCATCTGACGGCCTGTACGTGGGTCGGTTATCGTGCCTTTTAGCGGCACCTCCTCTGTCTCCGCCGCCGCTTCTGCCTGTGCGGCTGCTGCCTGTGCGGCTGCTGCCTTTTCAGCGGCAGCCCTTTCAGCGCGGGTAGCGACCACAGGGTCGTCTCGCCCTTCAGGCATGAGGATTGGCATAAGCGTAGGTGCCACTAAACGGTCGGGCACGTACTTGTATTTGCCGGTGAGGTCCGCGAGAGTTGCGGCGGATTTCATAAGTTCGGGACGCTCAAAAAATAAGTTCGACAACATTTTCTGACCAGAGCGCGAACCAAGTGCGCCGAGGACAGCAAGCGGGGCCATCGTATATCCCGCGCCGTAGACAGCATCCTCACTGAGGTCGCCAAAGCCGTTTTCTGCGTCGTACCCAAGACCACCGCCGGTTATGCCGCCAAGGCCAGCCGCAGCTAACCCAGTCAGGGCCAAACGACGGGCGCTGCCGCTGTCTGGCACATCCGATGGGATGACGTTCTGCGCCAGTCGGGATAGTGACCGCAACGGCACATCTCCGGGATACCTCTTTCCGCTTTGGCGCACGGCTTGCGTGAGATTGCCCGGAGAAAATACGCCCGCACCGAGGCCCGTTGGGTCCGTCTCCGCCCTCTCTACAGCGTTTTCCAATATCTTCTTGCCGCGATACATCGTGTCCGCTTCACGGAGGAGAGGCACGAGTGTGGGGTCTTGCCGCTCTACCATTTCACGCAAGGCATCGCTGACACCGCCGAGGGCGTCCCTGTAGTCCTGCTCAAAACCCGTCCGCGCCTTCGCGCCTTTGTATCCGCTAATCGCGCGTTGAGCTTCTTTATAGGCTTCGCCCGGCACAATAAGAGACCGCCCGATGGGTGTGTCCGTTATGCTGTTCTTAATCGCAACGTCAAAATCTTTGCCAAAAGCCTCTGTCAATTTAGCGCGATTGGCGAGGGCGTCGGCCATCGCCTGCGTGTATTCGGTGTCGCTTAGATCGAAGGTTTTGCCCGCGAGGGCTTTGTCGTAAGCCTGCCCTGATTTGGTTGTTAACGCTTGCACGCCTACGTCACCGTAGCCGACTGGCGCACCACCAACTTCACGGAACGCGGCTCGGTTAAGGTCAAGAACACTTTCGCCGCGTCGTGCGTTAATTATGTCCCCAATTCCGGGGATGGAGGTGGCCGCATCTTCGATTGTCTTTGGAAAGCCGCCATATTGTTGACCGATAGTGAGGTCTTCTATGCCGTAGTCATCCATCAGCTTTTGAGCTACGGGCGACCGGCTCGATCCACCCAAGATAAAATTACCAGCGCCACCAAAGCCCCGCCCAAGGAGGTTACCCCCAGCGGCGGATACCGCGCCTGTGCCAGCATCGCCTTCAACCGCACCACCATAGGTTATGCCCTGAATGACGTCGCCCGTCATGTCACCCGCAAAGTCGCGTGCGTAATCGGCAATCTTGCCGCCGCCCTCGACATA